ATGGTGTCTACCGTGTTGTAGCTTCCTCCTCTGTTAAAAACCCTATTGGTAAGTTCCTAACTCGTATCGGGTATGATGAAATAGAAACTAAGTACGAGAAGGTATTATAACATGGTTGTCTTTACCGCTGCTGCTGCTCTTGGCGCAACCATCATTGGTGCTGCTGCGGGTACTTTCACAATCCTTACTGTAGCCGTAGGTTTCGCTGCACAGTTTGCCCTTGGTTTCCTTATGAGTGCCTTGGCACCTAAGCCAAGTTCCCAAACTAATAACCGTGGTTATGATGTAAACTCTTTCGGTTCTGCCTTAGATCATCAAATCATATACGGAGAAGTAAAGACTGGTGGTGCTGTAGTTTATGATAACGCTACAGGGAATAACAACAAATACCTACACAGGGTTATTGCTTTTTCCGGACATGAGATTGATTCCTTCCAAGAGATTTATCTTGACGATGAACTATTGACTATTGATGTTGATGGTAATGTTACGTCCCCTGAAAGATATAACGGTAAACTACGTATTAAAGAACACTTGGGTGCTGATAACCAAGTAGCTGACACTGATCTGGTGTCTGAAGTTCCTGAGTGGACAAATAACCACAGACTACAAGGTATTGCCTATCTGTATGTCCGGCTGAAGTTTGATGCAGACGTATTCCCTAATGGCGTTCCTACGTTTACTTCTGTTATTCGAGGTAAAAAGATATACGATCCACGTACTCTAACTACTACTTGGAGTAATAACCCAGCACTGTGTGTACGTGACTACCTAACCTCTAATTCTTATGGTCTTGGTGAATCTTCTGCTAATATAGATGATGATTCTATTATTGTAGCTGCTGATGTCTGTGATAACCTTAACTACCCAACACTTACGGGTGGTACTAAGTTTACCACCAATGGTGCATTTACTACTGCTGTAACACCCTACTCTTTCTTGAACAATATTATGTCATCTATGGGCGGCACTGTATGGTATAGTCAGGGTGAGTGGAGGGTTAAACCTGCCTATTATACAGCACCTGTAGCTGATCTTACGGATGATGATCTACGCTCTGGTTTGTCTATCAGCACAAGACACTCTCGTAGGGATAACTTTAACACTGTAAAAGGTACATTCAAAGGTACTGAAACTAACTGGCAAGTAACTGACTATCCAGAGTATACCAATGCAGCTTTTGTAACTGAGGACAATGAACAGTCTAGTGTAGTTGACCTTGATCTACCATTTACTTCTTCTAGTGTTGAGGCTCGTAGGATTGCTAGGATTGCCCTAGAGCGTAATAGACAACAACTTACAGTATCTGCCACCTTTGGTATGAAAGCCTTTGGTTTGCAGGTAGGTGATATTATAACACTTACATCTACAAGACGTGGGTGGGACGCGAAAGAGTTTGAAGTAACAACTTGGAACTTTGGTATCACAGGTGAGAATGATCTACAAGTACAATTAACCCTAAGAGAAATCTCTGAGAGTGTATTTGATGAAGTAGATGATGGTGTAGTTTATACTAGGGATAACACAAGTCTGCCTTCTGCTTTTGAAGTACCCTCTGTTGGTTTGTCTGCCACTGTTAGGCTACAAGTATCAAAAGAGAAACTAACTAACATTGCAGCACTAACTGTTACTTCAGGTGCTTCTGAACTAATTGACCATGTGGAAGTGCAGTTTAAGCTGTCCTCTGGTACTGATTGGAAGGCTGCTGGTACAGGTCAAATAGGTATCTTTGAAGTTATTGACCTTGAGGATGACTTGTACGACTTTAGAGCTAGAGCTATAAACACTTTTGGTATTAAAGGTGAGTGGGAGTTCTTGTTCAATATAGAAGCCTCTGGCCTTGCAATACCTCCTAGTGATATTACAGGTCTAGCTTATGAAATCACTAATGGTAATGCCTTCCTAGAGTGGAACCCTGTACCTGACCTAGACTTGTCATTCTATCGTGTAAGACATGCCATAGAGACTACAGGAGCTACGTGGGCTAACGCTACAACTGCTATTGATAAAGTACCACGCCCTGCATCTTCAGTATCATTAGCCTCCCGATCAGGTACTTACATGATACGTCCGTATGATAAGGGTGGTGTTAGTTCAAGTGGTTATGCAAGTGTTGTAGTCCTACCGGAGGTACTAGAACCTTTCACTACGACTTTAACACAAACTGAAAACCCTACATTCTCTGGTACTAAGTCTGGCTGTAATGTAAATGTTAGTAACTACTTGGAGATTACAGACCCCTCTGTAGCACCTTCTGAAGCTACATACACCTTCTCTGACTACATAGACACAGGTACATCTCGTAGGATTAAAGCTAGGGTAGATGCTTCTGTAATTCGTATAAATGAGTTGGGTAACACTTTTGATGACCTTCCGGGGTTATTCAATGATCTGACTGGGTTGTTTGACGATTTATCAGGGGATCAAGATTTTGCGGATACTAACCTAGAGTTCTATATCTCTACTACTGAGGATGATCCTTCTGGGACACCAACATGGACACCTTATGTTAAGTTTAGGGTTGGTAATTACTATGGCAGAGCCTTCAGGTTCCAAGTGGTATTAAAGAGTTCCGCAGACAACGTAACACCTAATATAACAAGTCTATCTGCCATAGTGGAGTACAACTGATATGAAAACCCGAAGGAGTTAATATGTCACAAAATGATTACGTGATTGCCAACCAAACCACACCCCTATTTAGGGCAGACCTAAATCTTGCGCTACAAGCCCTAGCATCAAATTCTTCGGGTTCTTCTGCTCCCAGCACTACTTACGCCAACATGCTGTGGTATGATACTGCAAACAACACTCTAAAGATGCGTAGTGAAGCGGATGACGCTTGGATTACATTGGGTACACTAGATCAATCTCTAAACACTTTTACCCCTGCAGGTTTGGTTGGTACTTCTGCTGACGCTGACTTTACAGTTGACCCTACACTTTTGGCTACTAGAGCAACAATTAAGACGCTTGTGGATACAATCCCAGCACCGTCTGCACCAACAACCACGGAAGTCTTGTCGGCCACCGCTGGGGCCACCGCAGGTGCTGTTGGGACGTATGCTTTTATGGAAAGAACTGGAAACAATTCGGCCATAAATATTGGTGGAACCATTGCGGGTTCGAGCATACGGTACGCAGGTGTTGACAGAACAAGCTCCCAAGCAATGGATATAAGCTCAAGTGCAACAGTTCCTAGCGGGACATGGCAATGTATGGGCTATATCAGTTTTTTAGGTGATACATCGGCAGAGCGTGCCTCTCTTTTTCTAAGGATTGTATAATGGAATTTAGAAACGCACGGCACACTGCTTTCGGTACGATTGATTGTGAAATAAACCATCCGGTTTATGGATGGATACCATTTACAGCATCGGCGGATGATGTTGAAACTTTAGGTAGGGAGGTGTTTAACGCTGCAAGACCCCTTGCAACGGCATACGTTGAGCCCTACACCGACCCAGCCGTGACCCTAGCCCAAGAACGCACCACTATGGCCTGTACCCCAATGCAGGGTATCCTAGCCCTTGGTGAAGCTAATTGGAATATCATTTTAGCCTATCGCTCGACAGCCTCTTGGCAGGAGAAGGTGATCATCGACAGCGCACAGACTTGGGTGCGTAACTCGCAGAACATTGCTTTCTTTCAGTACCTATTAGGCTTTACCGATACACAAGTAGACGACCTATTCCGTACTGCCATGTTGATTGACGCATGATATGGCTGGTAATGGACTAGGACCAAAGTGGTTCCCTGAGCCTGTCAGGGTATGGCTTACATCACTTGGTAAGACGTTCTTTGATGAAGCCTCGTGGGAAAAACACGATGAAGGATACGCTAGGGGATACCCTAGTAGGTGGGAGTGTGATAAGGGCTTCCTAAGGGCTATGCTTAGGGATGCTCGTAACGCTAAGACCTTATTAAAGAACCTAGCCTGTTACTCCTTAGCGTGGCTCCTGTGGCTATTGGTAAGGCTTTTTGGCTGGACTACCTACAACAATAAAGGAATGCAATGATGGGTTATACACTTGGCCTACGAAGTAAACAAAGACTGTCAGGTGTACACCCTGATCTTGTAGCTGTGGTCAAACGTGCCATTGAGATTTCAGAGCAGGACTTTAGTGTTACTGAAGGTATTAGGCACATTGAACGGCAACGTATGCTTGTAGCTACAGGTAAGTCTACTACGATGAACTCAAGGCACCTCACAGGCCATGCTGTTGATCTAGTGCCTTACCCTGTGTCTTGGGATTGGGAACACTTCTACCCTATTGCTGATGCTATGAAGGCTGCTGCTGAAGAACTGGGTGTAGACCTTGAATGGGGTGGGGACTGGAAAACTTTTAAAGATGGACCACATTTCCAGTTAAGCCGGAAGAAGTACAAGTAATGAGTGATGAACCTTGGCACCTAAATAAAAGCATACCTATTACCTTCTTATTTGCCATCCTACTTCAAACTGTCGCCCTTATCTGGTTTGTAGCTACACTTAGGAATGATGTAGACAACAACCGTGCTAAC